AGTTCTTTCGCCCGTTCTGCTTCCTGCTTGTACACGGACACACCGTTAGCGAACTGCTGCTCCCGCTGCTCGATGTAGTCCTGCAAGGCAGGTTCCAACTTGCCATAAGCGTCCCAATAGTCTTTTTTCCATGAGGACGGGGGCTTACGTGCAGGAGGGGCCTCCGGGGCCGCTACAGCCTCCACAGGGGCCGCAGGCGCTTCCGGCTTAGTCTCGGTCTTGGCGAACCGTCCCGCCTCATCCCGTGCCCTGCTGGGGGCTTCTACAGGCTCCGGTGTTTCCGGTGCCGTGTCGATCACTTCCGGCGTTTCCGCCTCGCTAAATGCCGCTTCCAGAGCTTCCCGGCGTGTATCCGCCATTAACGTCTCCATAAAAGGAAAGGGCCGGCCCTGTATGGACCAGCCCTCTTGCCTACGTCGTCCCGACGTTGGCGGTTACCGCAATTTCTCGTTTGCTACGCGAATAAGCGTATCTTTCAGCCCCTTGTGGGGGTTGACCTCTTTGGGTCGCAGATACTTTGTCTCATTGCCAATCTCAATCATCCGGTGCTGCTTCAGGTGCGCCCGATGATGCGACCGGCTCGTAATCCACGTTCCATCCGCCATGGATTGATACGGCTGGATGTCCGGCATGACCATTGGTGATACAGGGTCTTGCCGGTAATCGGGGTTGACTTCATGGGCCACCCCGTCCAGATATACCCAGCGCTTACGCATTAGGCAGACAGCGAAGCCGCCCAATTATCGGAACCAATGTAAATAAATGTGGCCGTCTTGGTGTTTGTCACATCAAATGCGGCACCAGCCGAACCGTTGGCAATTTTGGCTGCGGTTGTGGCAGGGCTTATATGCACCGTTGCGCCAGAGTGGTTAACAAAAATGTATGAATCCCCAAGGCCAGCGCCAACCGTCGCGCCCGTGGGCATCTGAGCATATGCGCTGCCAGATGTCGCGGTACAAATCACAAAATCCGAAGGCAGCACCGTACCCGCTTGCACACCAGACCCGGCAGCGGTAAATGATGTCGTTGGAACACCCACCGACGCCTGAGCGCACAGCGCGGAATTACCCGATCCCATGAGGTTTCGTTGAGTAGGCATGTTTAGTCCTTTGCTGAATTGTCTGCGGCGCTTTCCTGTGCTGCGGTTAGCGTGGCATCCGCAGAAATCTCTGCCACGGCAATTTTGGTAGAAGCATCTAGCTGCGCCTTCTGCATCTGCAAGGCTGCATCCATTTGCGCTTTCATCCGTTCCATTTCCATCTCGCGGGCCATGCGCTCCTGTTCGAACCGCGCCTCCATGGCCATGCGCTGCTGTTCCATCGCCATCTCAGCCTGCGCCTTGGCGCGTTCAATCGCCATATCCGCCTGCATCCGGGCTTGCTCGTTCGCCCGCTCCATTTGCATGCGCATCTGCTCTAGCTGCTGCTCGCCTTGAATCTTCGCCGTCTCTGGATCAGGTTTGGGCTGCTGTGCGCCCTGCTTCAGCTTGTCCAGCGCCTCATCAAACGCGCCTTCTATCGTCTTGCCCACCTTAAAGCCCGTCACCCCGAACTTAAGCAGTTCAACCAGCAACGGACCAGCACCGGGGCTGGATTCGATCACCGGCAGGGCTTTTTGTAGGTACGTTCCAACAGCCGTTAGAAACTCCACCCGGCTTTGCTTTTCTTCCTGCTCGTTCAACTGGACCAACGAATCGGCTGCAATCTCCACCCGGAACGACCGCAGAGGGTTGGGCGTATCGGCATCGGGGTCCATCACCCTGTTGCCAATCAGCAGTTGCATGGCTTGCGGGATTAACTGCTGATCCGTCGGCATCAATTGCTGCGCAGCGGAAATCATCATTAGCGTGTCGGGGGCGAACTTCCCGCACATAACCTGTGCTTTCAGCCGGATTGCCTCAGTGGCGAACTCAGCAACCGCTTTTTTCATGTCGCCCAGCCGCAGACCGACAAAGTTTTCCTTGATCTGCTGCGCCCCAAGCGTTTCCGATGCCACCGACTGACCCCGCACAATGTCGGATATGCCGGTGATCTCGTAAATCATCTCCTTTTCCTGCTGCATCGCCTCATAAGCAGCGCGCAGGGCTTCATAGATCGGCTTCAGGTCAACAATGTCGATAGCACCCGCTAGCCCGTTCTTTTCCGCAAAGGCTTGCCAGTTCTTGACCGGCAGCAGGGAATTGTTCTCTCCCTCGGTAAAGAGCCGCGCTAGCGTAGGTTCTGCGGCGTTATAGACGCCCATCACCTTCAGCGCCTTAATTAGCCCGTCAATGCGATCCGCGAGGATGTCCAACGAATTGGCCTGATCCTGGTACAGCGTGAAATCAGGGATCGGGACCAGCGATTCATTCGTAATCGTGGCGTAAAGAGGCTTCGGACACGGGAAAAACCCTTCCAACCCTAACGGGTCATCCCGTTCGTCAATGATTTCCTTGCTCGACTTCGCCAGCCACACCACCTTAAGCCGCGACTTGTCCCACACCTCATATATACGCGCCTGCATCGGCGTATCGGACTTGTCCGAGGGGTACTTGTCCAGATCGTGCGGCGTAGCGTCGTAGTTCAGCCGCTCCGCCCAATCCTCGCCAAACCTCTCCGCAACGGCATCCCGGTACATATAGCAGACGCGCCAAACTAGCTGCACTTCCTCCCACGTCCGGCCCTTGGAATGCCCGAAATCCTTCCAATGCACGTAGTCAAGCGGGGCGCACTCATAATCCAGTTCCTCATCCGGTTCGTCTATGTCCTCGGTAACGCCTAGCCCATCCTCTGGCAGAACGTCACCCTTGGCAGACTCGCCCATCTCCGGTTCAGGGCCACCCTCAATCGACCGGAAGTGCGGCTCGTACCTAATCCATGCCGTACCACGCCCACCCAAGAACCGATCCAAGACAGCTTGCCGCATCGTCTCGCGGTAGTCCGGGTAGTGCTGAATCTCGTACTCCAGCGCCCTTTCCAGAATCAGCGAGGCAACCCGGCCCACAGGATCATTGTCCCGAAAGCGCCGGCTAACGTCAGGTTGCGGCAGCTTGCTATAAACAGCAGGCACCAGCGTTTGCACGTTCGACCACAGGATATTGAACCGGGCAGAGGCGTTATTCGTCTTATCCCGCTTCTCATCTCGGTAACGCTGGATGATCTTCTCGGTACGCCCCTGCCACGTCTTGAACTCGCGTTCGTAGTCCGCGACATAGTTTAGATACGTCTGGACCTTTTTCTGGCGCTCCGCATCCGCCCGCGTAACCCGCTTCGCCATTAGCTACCGGCCGTGGGGATCACAAAAAAGGTCACATTCAACGTGTTCGCAATTGTGACCTTGCAGCTAGTGCCGAAATTGGCGGGAAAACGGTGAAAGCCAATGGCAGGCGTAATCGTCCCGCTAAGCGCCGTGGTGTTATCGTTGATAATCACCGTCCCGCCAGTCGTGCTATTAACGTAGAACCCCAACAATTGGCAGGGATTGGCACATACCGTGCCCGTGGCCGTCAGGTTGATTGCAATGCCTGTCTCTGTGACTGCTGCCATAGCTCATATCCTGGTGGAAGGTTTAGGGGCCATCGCCCACATTTCTTCGATGGTTACGCTGTTCGTCTCGCCTACGCTCAAGCCGCGCATCGGCTCAGGTGCAGCTTTGGGCGGGTCAGCCTCTTGCATGATCTGGCACCCATACGCGAATGCGTCTGAGGGGTGACTAGCCCAATTGTGCAAAGGCTCACGGCTAAATACGTTGTGCTCCTCGTTCCACTCGTATTCCCATGCGCTCAGGCCGTCTATCCCAGCCTCGCACCGTGTTTTGTGGAACTCGCACCGGCCAATGATTGCCCGTGCCGCGCTGATCTGGTCGGGCTTTTTGCTCTGCGCAACAATCCCGCACTTGTCCTCACCGAATCGGCCGATAAACCGCTCGATAGAGGAGTACTTGCTCTGAAATGTCTTGGCTCTGGCGTCATGGGGGAGCCATATGCGGCCCAGCGTTTGCCGGGTGATCCCATGAGCCAATAGCTTTTCCGTAAGCCTGTCGCCCCAATCCTCAGCGTCTAGGCCGTGGTCCTGGTCATAGTCGAAGATCGTGAATCCACCAACTTTGCGCTGCCA